TATAGTCGTAGGTGCTAATATGTTGGCTTCGTTAGCTCCTGCTGCTGGAGTAACACTAGTAATATCCCTTATTATTGATAATACACCCACTGGACTTAGTAAATTCCAAGCGTTAAATGAATGTGCGTCGTATGCTGCTGCCCCTTGAAATGCTCCGGTATTAGTGATTGGGTTGTATTCGTAAGGTGTGCACCTATAATAAAACTGTCTTGAGTCTGGGTGAAACACTATTAGGTCGTTACACATTTTTACTTTGAATCCAGTACTTGAGTCACTATCAGGTTTTATTTTACCTTTGAATTGGAAGGCGTATAGGAATCCTGTGACCCAGTTATTACTAAAAAAGTAATTCATTAATCCATCACACATAGACCTAAATAAGTTTTCTCTTTTTCTCCAATCAGCAATTGCAGAAACAGGACCTGGGTCGCCAGCAATTAAATCACCTAGTGCACTTAAAATATTATCCCAAGCTATATTATAACAACCATCTTCTAAACCAACACCCGGTTGAGTTGGTCCTTGACAATCTATGTAATCTTCATTCCCACCACCATCTGGGTCGTCATCACAATTACCATCACAACCTGGTATACAACCACCACCTCCTGCGGTAGAAAAACAACCACATTTTTCACATTCTGGGTATTTAGTGACTCTTAGATGTAAACACCCAAATATACTACTACAACTAAAGGCTGATTGGAATGACACTTTAGTACATATACAATCAGTACACAAACAATATGAAGATACAGAACTTCCCCACTTTAAACTATAAACAACTCTACATATTACACACATAAATCCGTTTATAATACCCATAATTACACCTATAATGGCACCAATTATATCAATAACGGTACATACAAATACCATAAGAAAATATAATGCGGTATATATACCTTGTAAAAATCTAGTAATAAACTGATTCATTACTATCGCAAAATTTACATTTTTGTTTGCTGTGTTTACCGGAAATTTAACAGCTTGACCACCACAATCATCTTCTTCTCTAGGTACTATTTCTTTTACACCTATAAAAGAATCTTTAGGTCTAGCTTTCCATTTGTTATGGAATTGAGAAACAGCATAAGCCCTACCATAGTTAAACTCATAAAATACATCCTTACAGGCAATAATTTCACCCATATTAATAGAAGCTTCAGCATACTTAAAATAATCTATACCAAAGTAATAAGTTGCTTTTGCAATATTTTTTATGTTTGATATAAAGGTACCACCACCTGGTACAGGTATATTAAAGTCTACCGATAAATTGGTGTAATATTCTTTTATTTGAGGCACTAAAAATGCCGCTCTTTTTCTTTGTCTTGCACTACCTGTGGTTTGTAGTGGTTTTATTCTAAACCTATATTTTCCTTTTGTTGGTATTCCCACTGTTGGGTCTGGGGATATTTCTCTTTCACCAAATTCGTTTGTTATAACATAATCTAGATTCATAGGTACATTAATTAAAAACGCACCATTATCATCTATTGTAAACCCACCATTAATATCAAATCTTTCTAAAACTGGTATTTCCTCGATTACACCAGGATTTTGGGTAAATCCTGTTGGTCTAGCTTCCATTTTCCAAAAAGGTGTAAACCTTACTGACTCTATTGTTCCAGCTTGTGGTGTTAAACTACACAACTCACCCATTTGTCTTCTAGGTTTACAATTTTTGTTTACTGAATTTTTTTCTGTGTCGGAAGCTAAAGACCCCATAAATGGTGAGGTAGGTTTTATTTCTATAGCTCCAGCTTCTCTTAAATCAAAATCTGCTCTAGTAATCGATGCTCCACAACCTGATTCGTCATCACCCCATAATGGTCTAACATCTATAGATTTGGACATCATTATAATTTGTGGTAACGAATCTAAATTAGAACCTGTTTTAAATGAAGCTCCATTAAAATCACTTTCTGAAAATCCCTGTAATTTAAAATCTTCAGGTACCATAGAAAAACAACCAATATCTGATAAATCTACATTCATGATTAATGATTGTTCACCTAATGGTGCTCCATAAATCATAAAATCACCAGCATCATTAGTTTTAGCTGTGTATTTATAATATTTTTTATAAACATAACTAACGGTTGGTGTTAAAAGAATTTCATCTACATCTGGAAAACTACCCGTTGGTAGGTGTCCTGTATAACTTGGTGAGGTAGGTAATAAATTATATCTATAACCAGCTTCATTTCTAGAATTTTGTGTTTTATAGGGGTAAAGTGCTTTTACTTTTGGGTTTTGTTCGTCAGTCTCATCTAGTGGTATAAAAATAGATATTTTAGCATTTGGTAATCCGAAACCACCATTTATTATAACTCTACCACAAACAACACCGAACTCTGAACAGTCTTTTGGGTATACATCAGTTTGGTGTAAATTTAAACTTAAAATTTCTAATAAATCAAAATCTTGGTTTAGGTCAAAGGTTACTTCTTTGTCAACACCTATTTCAGTTCTTATTCTTAATTTTTTTAGCATTAGATGAGTTTATATGATAAATACTTCTTATTGTAAAATCAAAAATACACTTTCAAACAAATTATGTAAATAATTAGGAGAAGTTTGGTCTATCTATTTGTTTTACTCTAACACGTATATCAACATCTGGATATCTAATTTGTGGCATTTCGTCAGGTAAAAAGAATAATGTTTGGTCTACTAGATTTATTCTATTATTATTTGGGTTTGTTGATGATATAGCCATATATGGTTGTGAAGTTTGTGAATCAGAGTAAGTACCCCCAAACTCATTTAAAACTCTAATGTCTATAACATTTAAAACACCTGGTTGTTCAGATACTTTACCGTATAATTGACTTAAACTAATAGTTTCACCTAACTCATTCGAGTCTATGTTAAAGAAATCTTTAACTGTACTAATAACATTACCTACAACTTGACTTTGATTTACATCATTTGTTATAACAACATCCACATCTAAACTAATATCAATAACTTTTGCCGATGTAACTTCTATATAATCATTTAACATCCTATAATTAGAAAGGTATTCAGCTATATTATTTTTAAGTGAGGAACTTACGTTTGATGTTAATGAACCTTCTGGTGAATAAGATAGTAGACTAACTTTTACTTTATTTTCTACTTCTGTAACACCAACTTTTGCTGCAGCTCCAAAATGAGCCGGCATAGTCCTAATTCTAGCTACATAATCATTTATAGTTACAGCTCTATTCTGTGCTGCAAAATTAAAAGTTACGTAATTTCTAACTTCTTCAGTCGACATTTGGTCATCACCACCTATTGCTGATGTTACATTAGTAACTTGTAAACTATTGGATACACTACTGTTTATTAAAGACACTGGACCGGATACAACAAAATCTATAACACCTAAAGAATTTATAGCTCCAGCACCTAAATTTGAAGCTTTACCACCACCGACTCTATATTGTATAAAAAGTGTAGTATTTCCTTTAACAGCTGAACCTAAAGAAATATTATTCATAAATTTATTTAGGTTAACATTAACACCATACTTTGAAAATTCGTCTAATAGGTTTTGTGACCTGTTATTACCACTACCAAACGTTAAAAAAAAGAAACCTTCAGGTGTAAATTCACTAACAAATCTTGTATCGGTACTAATATATTTTCCAACCTTCATACCTGGTTCGTCAGCGGGAGTACTAGGGTCTATTTCAAAAATTTCAGATTCAGCTAACGCTTGTACTTCATACCATTTATTGTCATTAGCTGTTATAAACTCTAGTGATGAAGGTAATGTTGTATAACCTAAACCTTCTTTTTGTATTACGGATGTAACCCCTAATACGTTTCTTTCTGGTAAAAATAATTTAAAGAATGGCTTACTGTCTATATCTGTTATTTCTTTTTTAAATATTTTAGTGACTCCGTTTACTACAACTTCTCTTTTAGTTATTGTGTAATTTTGTATAACACCATTAGCGTTTAAATTAGGAATTTTTGTCCTGTTTACAACACCTTCAACATTATAGGGTGAAGAAAAATCACAATCATTTGATAGTTCAAATACTTGACCACCACCTCTTACTTGAGCCCCTCTTCTTAAAAAACCTAAATAACGAGCATCTTCTTTATCCCCTCTAGCTGGTACTACTATTGAGAAGTCACATAAAGTTATAGATGGTCTATTTCCTGGTATTTTTAAACCGTAAGTTCTAGCTATATTAAAAATAGAACTTCTTTCTTGTGCAAAATTTAATACTGTTTCCTGTAAACTTCTATCAATATTAAAATGTAAGTTATCAGCTACTGCCGCATTTAAATCTAAAAAAACTGAATATATTGACGAATCGTTAGCGTTTTTAATTAGGTCTGGATAGTATATATTAGTTAATCTTAGTAGTTCATTTCTTAAACCTAGAAAATCTCTTTCTGTGTAAGCTATTTTTTTCTCTGCCATATTATAAATTTATAATAATAAAGTCTCTAGTACCAAAGACATCATCTTTTATGCTATAATCAATAAAGATTTTAGCTGTATATTCTTCCGTACCATCACCAGCAACCCTATAAATCCTATCATCTAAATCGGTATCTATTTCACTAGCTTTAGAAGCTATAGATGGGTGATTGGAATCATTAATATTTTTTTCGTTTTCCCTAACATCTTCTAAATTTTCGATTTTTATTTCATTTACTATAATATTAGGTACGTATTTTTTTATGACATCCCTAAGTTCGGAATCTATAGCTTGGAAAGTAGTACTGTCTAGTGGTTCAAAAATATATTCATATAGTCTTGTACCAAAATCTGGTAAAAAGTATCTAGAACCTTTTCTTGTTAATATAAGGTGTATTAAATCAGCTTTTGTCTCTTCCGCGACTGTGGTTGTTGTTTTTAAAAAAAATCCACTATCACTGTCTTGAAAGGGAAAAGCTATACCATATCTTTCTCTAGCTATTGTCATATTAAATAAATACTATAGTTTAGATTATCTATTAACTCTTTGAAACATCCCCTCTAGAATTTCTTCTATTGCTGATATTACGGCGTACTCGTCATTACCCCAGTTAGATTTATGACGTTCGATAAGTCTTTCAACAATATATTTAACATCCTTGTCTAGTAATTCCCATTTTCTATCATCTTGGGGTTGCCAATACGACTCTTCTCTTAATATTTTTTTAATCAGGTTTTTCATTATTAATATAAATATCACTTCTAAGTTCTTTATTTAACTTAAGGTGTGATGGCCAAAAAGGACAGTGTCTACAACCACTACCACAACAACTACCTCTTTTTATATGATACTCCTCTGTCATTACCATAGTACTATTTTCCCAATAAAAATCTTTTGGTTGTAATTTTGGTTTTAAAAATTCTTTATAGTGTAGTTCACTAATCCAATCATCATTTCTTTTCATTATCTATCTCTTTTATTTCTTCTTTGTGTCCACAGTATGGACATGTTATTAACATAGATACCTTTTTTTCATTTTCTGGTACATTATTAGAAAACAAATGGTAGTCAGCAATTGACCACCATTTGTTACATTTACCACAATTAAAGTGATATAATATTTCTTTACTAAATTTGTGTTTCACTTAGTTCAGTTTCTTTTCCATTTTTTTCTAAAGATTTTAAATCGACATCAATTTCACATTGACCACCTGAACAAGCTAATTCACCAGATAAATCTGTATTATCATCTAACTCCACAACTTTAGTTAAGTCTACATTAGTTAATGATTTCATCATTTCTTCATATTTTTCTTTAGTAATATCCTCAAATGGTGCCTGAGTATATGTACCACCATTATAAGGTAGTACAGATAATCCATTATAATGTTTTCTATTTTCCCACATCCATTCACCAGCTGAATCCCATTCGTTTTCTCTTAATGAAATAGTTGCTGATACGTTGTGTGAGTTTGAACCTTTTCTGTGCCCACTTCTAACCCACTCTGTAGCAATTTTTTTAACTCTCTCTAACAAATCAAAAGGAGATTCCGTTCTCATAATTGCACCTTTTGGGGCTTTTTGTGGGACAGATATTACTGCGGTATCATGTGGTCTAAAATATTCATCTTCAACCAATTCTGGGTGGTTTAATTTTAAGTAAGTATAAATAGCTTCATTCTTACCAACTCTAACTCTTCTAATATAATAATCATTATGCCATGCATGAATACCTGATGATGTACCTAGAGTTAATGAAGTTGTACCAGCTGGTTTAACTGTTGTTGTTCTAGCTGCTGCATTTATACCTAGTAATTTAGAAACTCTTGTGTTTTCTCTTTTAACTAAACTTGCAGCTTTTTTAGTGTCATAATTAAGTACTTTACCAGAACCAATCCCAGTCATAGACACACCAATAAGAGCATCTTTTTCTGTAGTTTCTCTCCAAACGTCTCTTAAATAATGAAATGAAGTGTATCCAGCTTGTAACGTCCCGATAAAAGCCGCGACTTTAACTCTTTCATTTAGGTCTTCTTGTGATTCGATGTTTGAAACGTTCACTTCACAAAGGTTACAGAACTGATATGGTCTTAATGCTATTTCACAACACGGATTGGTTCCCCAATCTTTATCATTGTTCAGATAGATTCCTGGTTCACCAGAATTAGATAATTCAACTCTTTTCCACAAGTCCATAAAAAACTCTTTGGTTATTTTATGTCTCATTAATACAGCAGAGTTATTAGCCCTACCTCTTTGTGGGTTTAATTCCCACCAATTACCAGCTTTACAACCAATCATAAGGTCATCATCAGCTGAAAATAAACTAATTAAAGCAGCTCTTCTAATGCCTCCAGCTAATACCGCATCAGCTATGTAACAAACTATATCATGAACTTCAATTGTTGTAAGTCGTTCACCATTTTCTTTACCAGATAAAATACCTTCAACTTTAACTAAACATTCTTTAAGAGGTTGTGGTCCAGGAGCTTTTCCTCCTGACGTTATTAACCTTGCTCCCTTTGCTCTAATATCAGAATAATCAAATTCTATTCTAGAACCACCACCATTCATATAGGATTTCATAAGAACTTTAATAGAATCTGCCCACCCTTCAATTGAATCTCCAATTAAAAATCTTCTTTTTCTTTTTGGGTATGGTTTTTGTATAACTGGTA